GGTGGTAATCTTGGAGGCGCAAAGGCGGAACTAAATGATTTTACAAAATCTGTGTTCATGGATGCTCCAACAACCGCTGATTTAAGTGCATCAATGACTAATAATGAATTTACAAAAGCAAAATTATTATTACCAATTCCGTCAGGACTTTTTAAAACTGACCGAGTTCTAATGAATGGAATGCTTCAGGGCCTCCATCTTGAAATTACACTTGAAAGCAATGCTAATATTATTAAAAATTTAGATCAAGTTAATTATCACCGTATGGTTCACTCTGCTCCTGTTTTCCATTCCACGAATGGATCTAACTCTGCGCCTGATACTCCTCTCTCGACTTCTAATGTTACTAGTGTATATATTAGACCTCAAAATAGTATTAATAATGAACCTCTTCAGATGCCTTTCCGTGTAGGTGAAAAAGTTGAGTTTGTAAATAAAAAAACTTTATCTTCAACTGTTACTGATCTATCAACTGGAACAGTCGGAGCTTGGGAAATCGCATCAATGGAATCAGATGCATCAGTAAGCGGAGCATTAGTTAAAGTAACTTTCGCAGCAGTCCAAGCAGTTAACGGTTCTAGTATTGTTCCCGGCGAGTCTGTAATGGTTACCGATTCAGTTGCTAATGCTACTAGTTATCCTATCACATATCAATTATCTAATGTTAATTTAATTTGTGAAAGAGTTCAGATGTCTAGTGGATTCCGTGGAAAAATTCAGTCAATGATGCGTGAAGGAGGAAAATTTATGTATGATTTTCCAACTCATACCAATTACCGAATTAGTCAACTGGCTTCTGACCGTGTTGCTTCATTACGCCTACCACTCCAAAATTCTCGAGTTCGTGGTATTGCTTGTTTACCAACCGATTCAACTGTTAGAACTCAAAAACAGTTGATTACTTGTACCGGTGCATATATTCAATATCTTCAGGATCTTGAAGCATCTGCTCCTGTTCGTGATAATAAACAGGGATTCAACGGTATAGCAGATAATATTACTCAGTATCAGATTCTATATGATAATCAACTCAATCCTTCTAGAGAAGTAAAATGTAATAAGGTATCTGCTAAAAATAGTTTGAATGCTCAATTTTTCCATGAACTTGAAAATGGATTAGTGGCATCAGGAATTGATGTATTGAGTCTGGATAAATTCCGTGAAAATTTCTGTATTGCTCGACAGATGGGAGGCGGTGCCACTGGTGTTGTTGATACTCGTGGAAAAGATTGGAATTTACAGGTTGAATATAATGAAGTTAATGCTCCTGAATTTCCTAAATTATGGAATTGTTTTGTCCATCATATTAGACGTATAGAATTCTCTTCAAATGGAATTTCATTACAAATATAAAATATTAATAAAATAATAATTATTTTTTAATTTAATTTCTTTTAAAAAAATTTATATAATAAATTATATAATAATGAGTACAAAAAAAACGTATATTCAGATTACTCCTTCTAATGTTTTATCAAATGGAAAAGTTTCTTACAGAAATGGTAATCCTGTTATTAGATTTGAAATCGGTGAACGTGATATGCATCTGATTCCTAGTTCTATTAGGATTTCAGGAAAATTAGCCACATTTTATAATTCTGCAGGAGATTTATCTAAAAATGCTAGTTTCTTAAATTTCTCAAATAAGCTTGGAGCTATGGGTGTAATTGAACAGGTTCAGTTTGCTAGTCAACGCACTAAGCAGACAATTGAACATATTAAACATGCGGATCGATTATATTCCTCTCTATTAGGTGTCCGTTCAAGTCTTCAAGATTATAGCGACCCTTATGGTAATGAATCGCTAACTGTTCCCAATAAATTTTTACAACAGAAAATGGTTAGTTATCCAGCAGCAATAAACACTCCATTGAATTTTTGTATGCCTATAATTAGCGGATTTACTGGGGGTTCTGATTTTTATCCTCTTAAGGGTAATGGACTAGAGATTACAATCAGCCTCCAACCTGATAGTAATTTTTTCTATAATGCTTCAGGCGCACCTATTGCTGGACAGGATACCGCATTTTATGAATTATCTGATCTCGAGTTATTTGCTGAGGGAGTTGTTAGTTCTGACGGTTCTCCATTACCTGAAATTAATAGTTTAGAATACAATTCTATTAGTTCATATTATGAAACTATTAATTCTACAAATGCTATTATTAATATGCCTCTTAGTAAACGTAATGTATTAGGAATATTCGCTAATTTTATCCCAAGTAATTATTTGAATAATCGTGAGTTTGATGGTACTCAATGCCGTCCACCTCTTAACGCTAATGCAACAGTTGCCCGAATTGATAGTTTAACTATAACACGTGGGGGGCAAAGGTTTCCATTAGAATATAATATTTCAACTATTCATAGAGATCAAGGAACTGAACGTTGTGATTCTCAAATTTTATATAATTACATTAATGGTATTACAGAATTTTCTCGACTTAAAAGAACTTTAGTTAATCAGCAGACTACAAATACTGTAGATGGAGCTACAGATAAAAATATTCGTGAACTAGGGAATCTTTATGGCATAGGTTGCAGTTTCACAAATATATCTAGAGGAGGTGTAGATTTTATGAATGAATCATTAGGAATTCAAATGGATTTAGATCTAACTTCTGATTTTCCAAATAGTGTTTATTTATTTGCAATTAATCGCGAAAAGATTACATTTAGCAATACTCAGGGAATTGTGGTATCCAATTAATTTTAAATATTTTTTAATTTATTTTTCTTTTAAAAATTTTATATAATAAATTATATAATAATGAGTATTCCTAATGAACTTAAAAGTGGATCTATCCCAACTAATTATATTACACGTCTAGAAAGCGATGTAATTGACCCAGCAGTTGTCAATGATAATTTTATTAGAATAATAGTCCCTTCAAAAGGATATTTGTCCTCAGATTCAGAAGTTGTATTTGAACTTAATGAATTAACTGAAGCAAAATATTTCCCCCTTGGAATCGGAATAAATTCTCTATGTTCCCGTGCAACCCTTCGCTGCGGTGGAAAAGAAATAAATTCAATTTCTGATTTTGGGCATTATCAAAGTTACATGAGTTCCTTCTTAGCAGGTGAGACTGTCAAACAATTAGAAATGGTTAAAACTGGACGCAGTGTAGTTCTAGAGCCTTTATTTGGTCATCAATCAACTATTGTTGCCCCTGCTGATTCTGTTTTCCCATCTCATACAGACTCTGTTGGATATGGTTTAGTTAATTGTAATGAATACAATGCATCNCGACTAACNGCTCCAAGTTATACGGATTTACAAAATGGTCCTCAGTTTGCAATTAAATTAAGAGATTTATTTCCTTTATTCCGTGCTACTAATGAAATCCCAACATTCAAAATAAATGATAATAATCCTCTAACTATTGAACTTCAGTTGGCAGATACAGCAGATCGATTAATTAAAAAAGATTCTAGCGACGCAGCGACCACTGATGTAATTAAAAATACTTCTATTAAACTATTAGCTGATTTTACATTTTATCCTCAAGAAGTTATGGAATCCCAGCGTGATAATGAATTTGTTCGTGGATATGTAGATTATCAACTCGCTAAACAGTCATTAAATCAAGCAGGAGCAAAAAATCAGATACGCAACGTTGGAGGTGCTGGGCGAATAGTTACTAAAATTATTACCATGCTTACAGATGAGGATAATGTTGATGAAGATTCATTACAATCAATATATGTTGCCGACAGTGTTGTATCCGCACTTGTAGAGGATGATGTCAGTTCATCCACTGGAACCTTTACAATGAATGTAAAATATAATGGAGAATTTTTATATCCAATTGATATTAAGAATGAAGCTTTAACATATCATCTAGTAACTCAGACAGAAGGCAGTCCATTATATGTTAATAAAGAAATGTATAGCGGTTTTGTAAGTGATCTAATTGCTAATGTTACATGGGAAGGACAAGATCAAGTTACTGATTTAGCGGCTACCTATTTTTACCAAGCTCATCGCCTTAATGATTCTAAACGTATTAACAGTCGCGGAATTGAAATATATTATCAGTATAATCAAATGGCACCGCAAAATTATGTTCATAGAACTTATTTAGAATTATTAAAAACTTTTACAATTGATAAAGATGGATTTGTAAATTGCTATTTCAATTAAATTTATTTAAAAAAATATTTTTATAAAATATAAAATGAATAATAAAGAATTAAATTATAATAGAGAATCTCATTTACGTTGGTATAATGAAAATGGGAAAAAATATTATAAAGAATATTATGAATTAAATAAAGATAAAGTAAGAGAATATCAGAAAAAATATTATGAAAAAAATAGAGATTATATTAGAAAAAGACAAAAAACATATCATCATGAAAATTATTATTCAAAATATCAAAGTTATTTTAAAGAACATTATTTACAAAAAAGACAAGAAGTTTTAGATAAACAAGCATATCAAAAGGCATATGGAAACGGAATAGTTAAATTTAATAATAAAGATAAATTTATAATTTCTTTCAAATAATTAATTATTAAATATATCTTTTAATATTTTTAAATATGGAGAATCTTTATTTAAATTAATTTTAATTTCATTTTCTAAAAATCTATCTTTACAAACTGTATTAGTTTGATGAGCAACACAAATTAATAATTCTGTTACTTCAATATTTTGAACATGTTTCTCATTGAAGTCTATCATCTTAGATCCTTCGCCATTTCCTTGTTTACCGAAACCACCCATAGAGCGCCAATGTTTTTTTTTAAATAACATACCTGATTCATGAATCTGTCTTTTTGCTTTACATTTTATAAAAGAAATTTTATAATCATTTAATGGATAAATAAATTGCATTTGATTAGTTCCAACTAATGAACATTTAGTTTCAAACATTTTTTTTAAAGAAAGAATTAAACCATTTTGAGGATATATATCATCATCATCAATATTAAATAATATTTTATAATTAGATTCTTTTACTAAAATATTTCTTTTTTCACCAATTGAATAATGTTTATTATTTCTATAAATATATTTAACTTTAACATTTGTATTTTTTTCAAATTNTTTTAATTCATTATTATCTTTAAAAAATTTATTTTCATGATCATCAAATATAATATGTTCTAATAATTCTTTTGGATAATTTAAATGTTTAATATTACATTCTAATAAAGGTTTAAAATCTCTTCTATTATATGTAGGAGTTAATAAACTTATTTTTGGTAATTCCATATAATATAAATAAATATTATTAATCAAAATTAATAACAAATTTATTAGTATTATAATTTATTTTCATAGAATTTTTTTCAATATTATTTATTTTCTTTTGATATAATTCATAAATTTTTTTAGGTGTAATATTTATTTTAATTTTATCTTCAAAAAAATTATTATCATTAATTTTTTTTATTGCTTTAAATACGCTTGGTATATCTCCATATTGTGATATCTCATTACACTTATTAAATAAATCTTGATAATCATTAAAAAATATAAATCTTTTATTTTTAATAAACCATAATATTTCTTTTGATATTTTAATAATATTATTTTTTTGATTGATAGTAATTTTATTTTGATTAAAATTTTCTAAATAATTAATTAATTCTTTTTTATCATCAATATATAAATCATTTTCAAAAAATTCTTCATCTGAATCTATTTGTTCTAAATAATCATTTAGTAAACATTTTATTTGGTTTTTATTTAGATCATTTAATTCTGATACATTTGTATTTAATTCAAAAAGAACAATTATGTTTATTAATTCTTTTTTACTAAAACTAGTATTAATAATCATATATTATAAAGAAATATTTTTATTGCCAATTTTATTTACACATGGTAAAATATTAATATAATGTTGTTCTCTTTTTAATAACTCATCACGAGTTACAATATTACAACAATCTTCTAAACATTCAATAGAATAATCTCCATGAGATAATATTTGAAATGAAGTACAGTAATTTCTTTTAATTGGAGTATTATCATTATAACGTTTAAAATCATATACATGTTTTGATAATCTTCTATTTAATGTAAGTTCAGAAGTACAACCAATATATACATCATTAGAATTTTTTGATTTGATAACATATATTTTAGAATTTTTAGCTAATTTATAAAAATCTCTCATTTATATTAATAAAGATTTTTTTATAAAAAAAAAACATAATATTAAAAATATATGTTAAGTGTTAAATACAATATTTAACACATATTATAAATCAAATTATGAAAATAACATAAAAATAGTTAATTATGATATAAAAAACATCACATATTTAGATAAAAACCTGTTAAAACACTATATAGGGAGTTAAATTAATTAATTTATATGCTTAAAAGGCATTTTTAACATACTTTTTGCTAATTATGTTATAAAAAACATATCATAATTAACTATTTTTATGTTATTTTCATAATTTGATTTATAATATGTGTTAAATATTGTATTTAACACTTAACATAATATTTCAATATTATGATATTATTAATTTTTTTATTTAATAGTATTTAAATATTAAATATTATATTTATATATAATATAAATGGAAAATAAATT